AAAAAGGAAGATGGGAAGGAATGGCTTTCGGAAGTATCAAACGAGTGCCTGCAACAATCCATAAGAAATATGGACAGTGCGTTCGTGAAGTTCTTCCGTGAAAAGGCAGGGTTTCCAAATTTCAAGGCGAAGCATTACAGCAGACAGTCATACAAGGCTATAAATTCAGTGTCTGTTGACCTTGACAACAATAAGGTAAGACTTCCAAAGATCGGATGGGTTAAATTCTTTCCGAACAGGAAGTTTGACGGTAAAGTATGCTCTGTTACGGTAAGCAAGACACCAACAGGTAAATATTTCATTTCTGTCCTTGTTGACGATGGAAAGGAAATACCTGTAAAGCCTGCTGTTAGATATGATACGTCTATCGGTATAGATGTCGGTATAAAGGATTTTGCAGTATGTTCAAACGGTGATGTGTATGCCAATCCCAAATATCTTGAGAAATCGGAAGCAAGACTAAAGGTGTTGCAAAGAAGATTCTCAAAGACAAAGAAAGGTTCCAACCGAAGAGAACGGGCAAGAAAAATCCTGGCAAGACAGTATGAGAAGGTTTCCAACCAGCGTAACAACTTCCTGCATCAAGTCACATCAAAGATTGTCCGTGAAAACCAAACGATAATCATTGAGGATTTGAATGTAAAGGGTATGTTGAAAAACCACCGTCTTGCAAAATCCATATCATCCGTTTCATGGAGCGAGTTTTTCCGACAGCTTGAATACAAGTGCGAATGGTATGGACGCAACCTTATACGTATCGGACGTTTTGAAGCAAGTTCCAAGACGTGTATATGCGGATACGTTAATAGTGAATTGAAACTCAGTGACCGTGAATGGGTTTGCCCGAAATGCGGAAGGCACAATGATCGTGATATTCTCGCTTCGGTGAACATCAAACGGTTCGGACTAATATCACCCTTGGTAGAAGGGGTTGAGGACGTGGAGTGGTCGGCAGTAGCCGAGGCGGTGAAGCGTCAATATATATATGTATGAATGTATATAATTACCTATGATGTAAACCTGTCAAACAGACCGTTTGTTGATTGGATGGAAGTAGAAAACACTCTTATAAAAAGAGGACTTATAAAGACAGGATATCATACTGTGGAAATGCCCGTAAGATAGCACAGATTCCATCATACATGTATCCGCAAGTCAAGGATAAAGAGTGTTATGTTTTCAACGATCTTGAGTTATACCAAAGTTTTAACTAATAATAGAGAGGATAGGCAGTTAGCCTATCTTCTCTTTTCGTATTTTCTTTTCATTTTCCTTCTTTCCACCCGTGACATACCCATGCTTTGAGCAATACCGAACAGGATTTCCTTTTCCGAATCGTTAAGCATATCATATACTTCTTCTTTGCTTTTTCCGCTAATCATAGCCATAAAAATCTTTTTCATAGTGATTTATTTTAGTTTTTTCTTACAACAATCGCAAATTTCGTCTTTTATAGGCTTTGTAAATAAAGCACCTACATATCCTGCAAGATATCCGGCTTCTTCTGATGAAGGCTTTATGCCGTAATAGTCAATTATATGACCAATCATGTGTTGTTTTTCATGCTCTAGTGTATTCATAAATTCTTCATCAGACGTACTGTGACTGATAATGATTACAGTGCACTTATTGTTTGAATACGTTACACCGTAATTGTATTTTTCAGTCTTTATCTTATCCGTTATCCTGTTCAGCAAATGAAAAGGACAGCCAATATATTCCAGTCTGTATATCGCTCTTAAATAAGAGTATTTATCCACAGAATAGAATACATCAACCGTCCAATCATATTCCTCAATGTATAGTCTTTGTCGTACCATAGCAATCAGATATAATCCTCCCAAGAGAAAGGTGTTCCACAGGCTATACACTTTGCATAATACTCGTCAAGAGCACGGGTAGGGCTTCCGTCAACATCGTCAAGATAGTCTTTTACAAACATACAGGCATATTGCTCATTGACTATGGATGAACCCATATAGTCGGCACGTACCATATTCAATACATAAACCTTGTTGTATTCCACATCATTCTTCAACTCAACATTGAATTGCTTCATCAATGCTTCTACTTGATCTTTGTCATACGGGTGTATTTTGTTACCGTTCCTGTCTTTCATTTTAGAAACGGCATATTCACACAATTTCTTTGAGAAATTCCATCCATGTTCTGCAAGATATTTTTCCATTCCCGAAGGAAGTTTCTCATATACATCTAATCTCGTTCTTTCCATAGCTTTTGTTTTTAAAAAGATAGCCCGTAGCAAACCACTACGGGCTTAAACCAATTTAATTAGCGTCTACGTCTGGCGTAAGGACCAGTACCTTTGACCCCTCGTCTTTCTCCGTACTCATCATCATCATCCCAAATACGTCCATCATCGTCCATTCTTCTACGCATTCCACGCTCACCGTAACGTCCATCCATTTCTTCCATAGCGTCACGATAACCTTCTTTATACGCTTTTTCTAATTCCCGGTCCATATCTTCACCTTCAAAGCTACGGCCCATTCCATATACTTTCCAACCCATAGTGTTTATTTTTTATTGTTGTTATTATTATTGTTTACATGTTGCACGTCTGGCAGTTTGATACCAGAAGCAGCAAGTTGCGCAAGTATATCCTTTATCTGTGACAATTCACCTTTAAGTTCCTTCATCTCCTTGTCCTGCTGTGCCTTTTCGGCAAATGCAGGATTCAATGCTGTAAGCATCTCATCGCAGCTTTTGATTACTTTCTGATGGTATTCCACAGATTCCACAACCCTTACACTACTTATTTTCATTGCTTCTATCTCTGCATTGATGGCATCCTTGCTTTCCGATACAACCACATTTCCGCCTACTTGGGAAAAGTCTGCTATACTAAGATTGGCTGGCAACTTTTGAAAATCAAGAGTATCATCTCCAACCTTAACTTTCACATCCACAACCATTTCATTTTGCGGAAGAGGATATGCTGTATATCCGTTCTGATATTTAGGGACAGGATTTGAAACACTTACCACAGTGCCCACATCACATCTTGGGTTTTCCCCTTTATGCAATATGAAAAACTGCTGTCCTTGTCGTATTGATTGAAACATACTTATTCTAACTTTTTAATATCATTTTACAGTGCTTCTAGCCTGTGCGGCAGTAGCAGGTGCAACGATATGATTAACTACTTGAAATATCCCATTACATTTGTCGTAATAGACAAAGTATTTATTGCCTTGTGAAATTTCACTAGACGGAATCTGATCTCCCGAACCGTTTACCAAAGGAACCTTGCTTGTGGATGTTGATGTGGTATTTGTCAGTGTGGTAGCCACAGAAACAAGATACGCATCAGACCCAGCAGCAGGAACATGATTTACGCTTAAAAGCAAAATACCTTGATTTGGCAATCGTCTGAACAGACACGGGCTAATACCATAGATAACCTCTGAATTTGTCGTGTCTGTCGTTACAGAAGATGTCCTAACAAACGGTATTCCTCCAAAGTCAAGTCTATGTACTCCTTTAAAACGGTTAGCGTTATATCCCATCATATAAGGATTAAAAAAATAACTCATAACTTTTCCCTTTCTTTAAAATTTTACTATTTTTGCATCGGGATAGATAGGAGTGATCAGCCTATTGAAAAGGGTTCGCTAACGCCCTTCCCTCTTTTTTCTATGTTAGCATCACTAAAACTAGTTAGCAATGACAAACGAAGAATTTATTAAGAGCATCTCCTTGGAAGGAGAAATCTGGAAGGACGTAATCGGATATGAAGGATTATATATGGTATCTTCAAAAGGACGTATTTGCTCCCTTGGTAGACTATTGATTAATTCAAAAGGCATTAAAAGATGGTGGAAGCCACATATTATGAAACAGTCTAATGATGGAAAAGGATATTTTATTGTAAATTTATGGTTAAATAATCATAGTAAAATATGTTATGTCCATAGATTAGTTGCCAAATCATTTATAGATAATGTTAATCATTATGACCAAGTAGATCATATTGATGGAAATCCTAAAAATAATAATGTTTATAATCTAAGATTTTGTACTCAAAAAATGAATTTAAGCTATCCTTTAGCTCGCAAACATAATTCAGAAGCCCAAAAAAGAAGATTAATGCTCTTTCATCCAAATTCAAAGAATGTAGTAGGAATAAATACTACCAATAATTCAGATATAATCTTTTTGAAATCACAATCTGAATCAAAAAAACTAGGATTTATCCCTTCTTGTGTTTCTTTATGTTGCAGAAATAAAATCAATCAACATAAAGGATATAAATGGATGTTTTTATCCGATTACGAAGCCCAATTCAATAAGTCAAAGAACTCTTAACTACATTTTAGCAATTGCAACCACAGTTGTCACCAGCAGCGTAACCTGCGCCAAAACCAGCCATGAACGGATAACCATATCCACAACCGCAATTTGGATTAGGCACTATATAGGATGGAACCGGGGCGGGTGATCTAAGCTGTCCAACGATATTAGCAGTCTGTGCCTGCTGAGAAGCAGCTAAAGCTAAATTGCTATTTTCCTGTCTGAGAGCATCAATCTTGTTTTGCATTTCACGCATTTCAAGCTGACAGAACTTGTCATTGATGATTGCGCTTTGAGCATCAATCTTAGCAGATATGATGTTAAACTGAGTGTTTGCATTGCTTGTCAAAGTATTGGTCTGCTCTACTGTAGCCAAACGGCTATCACATCCTTGACGTTCAATAGCTGTACGGATATCGCAGCAGCAAGAAGCAAGCTGAGAACCGATAGCTGCACTATTGGACTGAATTGAGTTGATGATCTGTTGAGAGGAAAGACCTACCTGGTTACCAACTTGCTGAATCTGTCCTTGAATCTGACAGATAGCATTTTGCAACTGTTGAGTAGAGCAGTTCAAAGAGCTAGCCAACTGGTTGATAGCTGTTCCGTTTCCTTGAATAGCGTTCATCAACAATTCACGTCCTGCTTGATTGTTCAATTGAGCAGGGATTCCGTTTGCTCCATTGCCAAACCCGTTACCGAATCCGTTACCACCCCACAGGAAGAAGAGCAGGATAATCCAGATCCACCAACAACCAGCACCACCCCAAGCGTCTTGATTGTTTTTATTGCTCATAAGAGCGGCAACCATATTGGGGTCTAATCCTTTATTCTGCAACAGTGCAGGAATCATTGACATAATACCTGCGCTTTCTCCAGCGGCAGGATTGTCGAACATAAAAATTTTGTCTGAACCCATAATATTGTAATTTAATGTGTGTGTATTATAACTCCCGTAAAGACTGTGCACTCATCTTTACGAAAGTAAATTTACAACATGGGTGGTCTAAACAAAAATAAAAATTTCGTAGTATAACTTATTGTGTTTCAGATAGTTTAAACTTGTTAAAATAAGTTATTTACTTGTGAGTTGTTTTTCCTATTCGTATATTAGCGCAATAATTTTAAAATAGAGGAATTGAAGATGAAAGAATTAAAAAAATGGAATAATAATCCAATAAAGATTACGTATTTAATACCTAGTGGAAACAAGTACGCTTATATAAAATTAGGTGACACTGTTGATCTGATGAACGGAACATATAAAATAACCGCTTTGGATAATGAAGAAAACATTTTCCAAGCGGTTAATATGGAGAATAAAGATGATTGTGTTACAATGTACGCATATGAGGTTGTCTAGTTTTTAGTCTTGTATTTACCCCTTGACTTCTTTGGACGTATAAGCCCGTTCTTTTTAAGAGCATCTAATGTATCTTTCAAATAAACGGGCTTTGTCATTCCTTGTACTCTCACAGGAGATAATAACGGTTGTACGGGATGAAATTTAGTGCCTTTATATGTAAGTCTTGCAAACTCTGTGTCGCTCACATCAAGATACTTAATGGCATTTTCTCTATCAAAATAAGACGGTATGATAGTGGATTTGTTTATTGCGTCAGTAAGGAAATTGAACTGTTCCGCATCAACATTCGAGTTTCCGCTTTTCAATGCTAGAGATATTCCGTCAAGTAAAGAGGCTAATATCGTGCTGTAATTCATTCCCATGTCCTACTCAATAGATGATATGTTTGCTGTTCCCGTAACACTCACCTTACTTCCTGGTGTGACTGAAAAATATTCCACCGTTCCTGCCGGGAGAAGCATTCCTGTTGGTGATATTCTGCTTGATCTGCTTTTCGTTTCCTGTACCAATGAGATACGGCATCCATCCGATGTGGCTACCCTTATAAGGTTTGACAATGCTATGTATTCCTTGTCGGTTACATCTTCCGATGCTGATATTCTTGCAGCTACGATACCTTTTAACGCTTCATCCTTTGAAGCGTTTTTGGTGGAGAAATACCCACCTATCTGTTGTTTATCATTGTTCTCCATATCCTTTCAAGTAAGATTGTTTCACACTTTCGGCAAACTCGTTCAGTTTTACATAATCCGGGTCAAGTTTGTTTAAAATACCTTTTCTGAGAGCCGCTTCTTCCTCACCGTTGGGAAATTCATCCTTTATGGCGGCATCTACCGTTTTGTCGTATGATACAGGGTTCTTTACACGCTGTACATCGGCTTTCCATTTTTTGACAAACTTTTCCTGTACAATATTTCCCATATCGTCCGTTTCGGGTTCGTCAACTTGTTCAATGTTTAAATGAACATTGCTATATCCAGTGCCTAAATCAAAGATAAAGGCAGGCTTCTCGTCAAAAATCAAACCTCTTTCCATAGATAATTATATACGATTAATTATACACGTACATATTGACGCTTCACCGCCCCGGCTACTGCCGACCACTCCACGTCCTCAACCCCTTCTACCAAGGGTGATACTAATTTTATTATGCAAACTTAAACATAATTAATATATTTTGCAAGTTTTGGGAGGGGGATTTTTCACTTCGTGAAAAATTAGGGTTGGGTTATTGTACAACGAAAGCCGCCACCGACGTTCGTGCCCGCGTCCGAAGGAGCACGGTTCAAAGCACCAGACCGCAGAGAACAATCGTCGTAGTGCGACCCACCACCAAAGCAAACACCACGCCTTCCAATCTTACCCGAACCTGTATTTCCCGTAAACCAGTTGTAATGGCATTCCCCCGTGTGAAGATTGCTTCCCTTGACCTCTCCAATAAGAGAGTTCTTAAAGTTCTTCGTTATGTATCCTTCACCTCTAGCCATAGAACCGACAAAATCATACGTATTCTCAAATCCATAAGATTCCCCAGGATTCTTATCTGCGGCTACATTGTCTGTAGTCAGATTGTTTACGTCATAGGTCTGATAAATATCTATGGACGTAGAATCGTGCATGACACAATCTATCCCACTGTACCACATCCATATATCTCCCCACCCGGCAATACGTCCGCGAATGATAGGCTTTGTGAAGCATATCTCTATTTCACGGTCTGTCACTGCCGCATTGTCAGGAATACTCCATCCGCTGGTTACAGTTGCATTGACAAACTTGGCTACGATACCCGACATCTCCCCGTCAGCCAATCCGTTATGACCTTGGAAGTTGTAATATTTGTATTTTGTGCTTTCATATTCAAACTCGGTGTCGGGAGCGACATTGTGTTCCTTTGCGTATGACATGGCAAGCTGTGCTTCAAACATCTTCATGCAAGGACGGTAGTTGTTTATTAATACGGCGAAATCATAAGACGTTCCTGTTTCTGACGCTCTAAATCCTTTCCCGTTCATATTGTAATACACATAGGTCTGACCGTCCGCCTTCTTGAACCTGACGCCTGTCATTTTTCCCCAGCTTGACGCATCGGGGGCTGAATCGTTGGATGATATTCCTTTTCCGCAAACAGACTGTGCGTGCAGGTCTTTTGTCCTGAATTTGATAAAGAGAAGCGTACACCACACTTCAAGGTCAAGAACGAAAGCATTTGCATAAGGATAGTTCTTCGTAATGTCCGGGTTCTTTGCCCTGGCGTATTTCTCGTAATCAAAACGTGATACCTGTGTCGTAGGCCACCCGTTTCCTTCCATTATGTTCACGCCTAGATTTCCTGCTGATGTCGTTCCTTTTACCGTGTTGTCAAAAATAGATCTCTGCTTCCCATCCTTTATCGTGGAGTAACCGATACTCATTCCGAACGGCTTTATCTCTATAGCCGTATCGCCACCGTATGTAAACGGAGCGTCACTGACTAGCCTTCTTTCGTATGTATCATCCGTTCCTCCGTTGATTACCCAGAAAGACTTGGTGTTTACAAGCATAATATCGCTTCCGTCATCTGTTACATCATCTCCGTCAATAACAATATTTGACGGGCTACCATCAGCCATTTTGAAGAAATTGGTCTGGTCAAGGAATCCTACTACCTTACCGTCCTTTACCTTTGCCACACGGAAAGAGTTGAGGATGGGATGGGATTGTTTGAACTCTTCCTTTCCTATCCATGTCTGAAATACAGGGTCTGTCTGTCCTCTTCTCATCTCCACTCCATACATATTACCCTGCTGCATCTTTATCTGTTCGAGAAGCGTTTTGTAGTCATTGGTAAAGTCGTTTGTGGATAACGCCTTGCCGTCCACCTTGTCCACCTTCTTGTCTAGGGCTGTTTTCTGTGCGGTGGATACGGGCTTTTCGGCATCGGACGTATTGTCCACATTTGACAGACCTATATTGTCTTTCGTTATATTGACATTGCCCGTCCTGTAAGACTGTTCGGCATTACCTTTCACGCCTATGACGGTATTCTTCTGTGCGCCTTCCTCTATCCCGTCAAGTTTGGTTTTTAACTGGGTAGTAAAGTTATTGTCGGTATGCACATAGTTTTCGTCCTTTACCATGCCCTGTCTTATCTTGGACACCGTGACGGATTTGTTCTCTTTAGGGGTCCCCGTCACGCATGGTATCATCTCTTCTCCCGTAGCGGTCTCAACGGGAGGCATCTGTGAAATTTTAAGATTATCTTCCATTATATTATTCCGTTAATATTAAACCATCGTTTTCAAGCAATATGCTGTATCCATTTTCAGTGATTACGGTATTCCGAAGAACCTCTAGCGTTATCCTTGAATCAGCAAGCTTCCATGAATTGTCAGAAAACGGCATATACCCGTCTTTCTTTACAGACAGCGACATCGTGCCATTTGCCATACCCCGTACTTTCACTGTACCGTCAGACAACGTTTTGTACTGTACGCCTCCCACCGTGACCGTTGCATCCTGTATGGGTGAGCCGGATACGTCCACCACCGTTATCGTTACGATAGCCTTCGGTATATAGTAGTCAATCAAATCCTGCTCGGTGAATCCGTCAGTTTCTTTGGTGGGAACTGAATCGAACCCGAAGGAGTTGTAGAAAGCTGAACTAATCCATCCGCTATTATGGTCAGTATTGCTAAAGAATATAGGAGTTTTAGTTTTATCACCTGTCACATCATTGTTTACTATGGTGATTATTTGCTTTTTGTTTAACAAAGCGGAAACTATTGTAGATTCATTCAGTGTTCCATCAATATAGGTCTTGCCGTTTGAGTTCCTACTATTATAAGCAATACTACCTTTGTCATTGAATACGGCAAACAGCCAAGGTTCAGTAGTATTCAGTCTTTGGTCATAGATAAACTTTCCATCAACAAACGGATTGATAGTTACAAACAACACCTTAACGCCATGCTGTAAGTTCTGTATTTGCCCATAATCATCTACCCCATCAGTTACTAGGGCGTTGGGATATCTAGGTATAAACTCTATTGTTACGTCCATATCTCCTGCACTTCCTGTAACTCCTATGGCATTGTATAATGATGTAGTTCCTTCTGGATAAGTCAATGTGACTTCATGTTCTCCATTGTCAAAAGTATAAAATCCGCCATTTCTGTTTTCCAAACTAACTTGTCTGCCATCAGAAAGTCCTGTAACCTTAAATCTATGTGTAGGATTGGAATTTGACGGAACTATATTTACCATGTTATCTATGGTGGATAGTTTCTTAGTAATATGAATAATTCTGTTATCTGTAACAGTAACATTTGCTCTATTGGGTAGAATATTAGTGCTAGCAATATCATACCCTCCCACACCGCTCATTGCCGCGAACAGGAAATTGTTAAGTTTCAGAGGTCTGTTGTTTCCACTGAAATCCTGCAAATAAGGATTAGCTTTTAGTATTTCGTTTGTGGGAACGGATTGTCCTGACGGTAGCTGGGTGATGGTAATGTTACAAGCACCGACTATGTTGCCGTTTCTGAATGACAAATTACCGTTTACAGTTTCTAATGGCGGAATATCATATGTTCCGTCTTGTGTGATATTAACTAATTTTACATTAGCATTATATCCCCAGTATAATTCCTGCCCGTCAACTATACCTTTCACTTCCACTTTCATTCCCGGGAAATTTTTTGTTTGGTCAGGAACGTAGCATTTTACTGTATCGTTCAGTGTAGCAAATCTAGTTATGACAAATGAGGTGCTTGTTATAATTATATCAGCATTTACAGAGGGATGCGGTCTCCAGTCATTAAAGTTTTGGCTGTATGTATCCACAGGCTTTGACATATCATACCAAAACACCATGTGCTTTGGTATCCATTTTTCTATCACCTTGTTTATATCGGTTTTTCCTGTACCTGCCGACTTGACAAGTCCAAGTTTTCCTATGTTAAAAAAACCTATTTTTCTCATTTTTCGTCCATTTTAACCCACTCATCAGATAAAAGCAGCTTCTCAAACTCTCTTGTGCCAGTGTCATATGTGTCGTAAGGGAAAGGGTGTTCCGTTCCGTCCTCAGGTAACGTCATAGGCATCACTTCCATAACCTTCTCGGTATGGATCATATAATACAGACCGTCTGTCGATTGTCTGAAAACGGACAGATCATCCTCCGAAAACATAATCTCGGCATCTATTTTTGGTACTATGGAAAACTGCATATTATGAATTTTATCTATTATCGCAAAGATAGTTAAAAAAAAGTTAAACGTATTGGTTACATACGGTTTTATGTCGTATATTTGCTGAAAATTAAAAAAAAACATATCTATGAACGTATTGAGTTTATGTGACGGGATAGCTTGCGGACGTATCGCACTAGAAAGAATGGGGTATAGAGTGGAAAAGTATTACGCAAGCGAAATAAACGAACCGTCTATCAAGGTTGCACTGGATAATTACCCCGATATAATTGAATTGGGTGATATAAAAAATTGGAAAGAATGGGATATACAGTGGAAAGATATTGATTTATTGATTGGCGGAACACCATGCCAGGATTTCTCACAGTTAGGGAAAGAGAAACTGAACTTCGATGGCGAGCGTTCGGGATTATTCTTTGAATATGTCAATATACTCAACCATATCAGACAGTTTAATCCTAATATAAAGTTCATGCTCGAAAACGTGAAGATGAAGCCCGAATGGGCAGCTATCATATCGGAATACCTGAATGTCGATTATGTGTATATCAACAGTTCCGATTTCTCCGCGCAAATGAGAGCAAGATACTACTGGTGCAACTGGGAAATACCTGCATGGAAGGACAAGGGAATATTGTTCAAGGACATCATCACGGACGGGTATGTGGAGAAAGACAAATCATGGTGTATGCTTGAATCATGGAACCGTTTTGCCAAGAACCCCGAATCGTTGTTAAGAAGATATAAAAAATCACTTACACCGTTGATATTCAACTCACCCGACTGTAATCCAGAAAAAGGTTTCAGAACGCCAAATATTACGGAAGCGGAAAGATTACAGACCGTACCCGAAGGATACACCAAGTCGGTACAGCCACATATAGGCATGGGGCTGTTAGGAAACGGATGGACAGTAGATGTTATTAGTCATATTTTTAAAGGATTGAAACAATGAACCCGATAGTTAGTCATATTTTTGCATTCCTTTGCGGATGCTCGTTTGTCATACTTGGTGCTATTTATTTTGGAACGAAAGGAGATTGAATGGAATAATAGACGGGGTGCTAAATGAATTGTGCGATGGAATGTGTGTAGAGTGTGATAAGTGCTTTATTAATCGTGGGAAAGTAACGGATAAACACTCCCCCTTGCTGGTAAACGGCAAGGGGGATGATTGTGCTTATAACCCCGGACTCATAGAAATAAGCAATGTACTATCTTTATATGCAGCACTGTTAAGGCTTACCCATACCCTTGCAGTTCCTGCATTAATCAGTTCCGATGATATTAATATTCTCACCTTCTTGTCAATGCTGGAATTGGCGGATACTGAAAAATCCTCTATTGTTTCTCTTGATTCACCTATAACCATAGGATCTTCAAATTTCTTACTTGCAAACCTAGACATACAACTATTATTACGGAAAGAAATAGAGCTACTCGAACCGTTTCTCACTCTTACAGTAACTTCAATATATCCCATAACGGATGGCATCACTCCACCAATTATTGTTATGCTTACGTAAGAACCAACTATCTCTATATCTCTTTTACTTACCATTGGTACGGAATATGCTATATGAGCAATATCGGGGTCATCCTGCTTCAATATAGCTGTACTAAGGAAAGGATAAACTTCCCAATCACCAGCAGTCATACCCCACGAGTTTACAGTCACCATAGCGTATCCTGTTCCTATCTTTTTGTCGGCAGTAACACGCCTGGACACCTGACTGGTCTTGTGCTTAAGAATTAAGCGGGAATTCCCGCTTTTGTTCATACATTCTTTTGGTTTTCTATATATTTTCTTACCGTTTCCTCGGATATATGACCAACAGATTCTACAAAATAGGATCGTGTCCAAAGTGATGGTAATCGGCTACGCAGCCATGGAAACTCCTTTCTCAAACGAACCGAAGAATAACCCTTCAATTGATTTATTACAAAATGAATGGCGTATGTAGATTTGCTTCGTATAAAAAGGTGAACATGGTCAGGCATGACCTCCATGTTTTCCAGGGTGATTCCAAGTTCGTCTGCTTTCTGCTGCAACAGAATTTTCAATCGTTCATCTACCCCGTTTACTAGTACTTTCCGCCTATACTTCGGACAAAATACAATGTGATATCCCAAATTGGAAACGCAATGTGCATTTGATGTGTATCTTTTTGCTAAAGTCATAAAAAAAAGTTTTTTTCACTTGCAAATATAAGAATAATATTATATATTTGCAATACAATTAATAACAAATAATCTATGCTGAGAGCCTACAAATATAGAATCTATCCGACAGACGAACAGAAGGTTTTGCTTGCCAAGACCTTCGGCTGCTGTCGCTTTGTCTATAATTGGGCACTCAAGCTAAAGATTGAAGTATATGAACATGAGAAAAAGTCCGTATCATACAAGACTGTTCAGGATATTATGGTTAACGAATTGAAGAAAGATAAACAATGGCTTAACGAAGTAAATTCACAAGCCCTTCTTAATTCCATCCGCAATCTTGACACCGCCTTTAAGAACTTTTTCCGTGATACTCATGCAGTCGGCTTTCCTAAGTTAAAAAGCAAAAAGGACAGGCAGAGTTTTCAGTGCCCCCAGCATTGTGTCGTGGATTTCGACAAGGGAACAATCACCATACCGAAAGTAAAGGATATTCCTGCTGTGTTTCACCGCAAATTCAAGGGAACGGTCAAAACCGTCACCATCAGCATGACACCATCGAGAAAATACTTCGCTTCCGTATTGGTTGACACGGACATTGAAGAACTTCCGGTAACACCAATACAGGGCGATACGTGTTTGGGTATAGATTTGGGTATCAAATCGCTTGCCGTATGTTCTGACGGGAGAACGTTTGACAACCCGAAAAACCTGCGACGAAGCCTTGATCGTTTGAAACTACTTCAAAAGCGGTTGAGCCGCAAAAAGAAAGGTTCTGCCAACCGAAACAAGGCACGCATCCGCGTAGCTAGGTTGCATGAACATATTGCCAATTGCCGTAAGGATAACCTTCACAAAATCACCTATGCACTGACGCACGACAGCCAAGTGCGTACCATCTGCATGGAGGATTTGAACGTGAAAGGAATGATGCAAAACCACCACTTGGCACAGGCAGTAGGTGACACATCTTTCGGGATGTTTCTTACGCTGCTTAAATACAAATGCAGTTGGTATGGCGTGAACCTCATTCAGATAAACCGATTTGCCCCAAGCTCAAAGACCTGTGGCAAATGCGGCTATGTGTATAAAGGATTGAAACTTAGCGAGCGCAGTTGGATCTGTCCGGAATGTGGCACACACCATGACCGTGACTTCAATGCAGCTTGCAATATAAAGGAATTTGGCTTAAAAGCCCTACCCACGGAGCGTGGGAAAGTTAAGCCTGTGGACTGTCATAAAAAGCAATGACAGGAAGAAGCAGGAAGAAGCTCACGCCTTTAGGCGTGAGTAGCTCACCGTAGACACCGAAATAGCAATCGGCTATCTCGGAAAAGTCACCCATGTTAAAGTCTGGAGTATTGGCTTCCTTAGGTTTTATATAGCTCCATTTGTTAATCTTGCCGTGGGCGTTGGAACAAAGATAACCCAAGTCATAACTACCTACTCCCAGTACGGGAGCTATATCAGCATCTATACCGACAGGTGCGGTAATCACTCCGTTAGAATGAGCCATTGTTACCTCCTTTCTCCAAAGCGGTTATATGACCCAGAACTAGGACAGTCTTGTCCTTTACATCAATAGAAGTAAAACGGGTGTCACCTTCAATAGTGACAGCCCCGCTTACATCATAGTCAGAGGGAATTTGCCGGCAAGCAATCAGCCCCCCCCTGCTGCCGAGCAGCAGAGATTACCTTTGATTAATACATCCACTTTTTTCATAACTTATTATTTTATTGGTCGGGAGCCACCATGAATATGGAGCTGCCTATGTAACTTGCACTATTAAGACTTACCCACAATTTGGCGTTCTTAGCCTGAACCAATTGTGACGAAACCGATACTGTTATCTCCATTTCCTTGGTAGTGCCAGCAGGAACATCAAAATCGGATATACTGCCATATTGTTCTCCCATTACCAATGGGTCTTTGAAATCCTTATTTGTAAAACGTGTCCGCCAAGCATTGTTCCTGAAAGTGATTGTACCTGACGAACTGTTTCTTACTCTTATAGTAACCGTAGTATTTCCAGCTATTGATGGAAGTAGTCCGGCAAGCACGGTAATGCTTACATAAGAAGAAATAATCTCTATTGACTTACTTGATAACAAAGGTATTGAATAGCAGTCATTGGCTACATCAGAAGCGTCCTGCTCAAGAATTGCCGTACAGAGAAAAGGGTAAACATCCCAAGTTCCCGTAGGCATACCATAAGTTATCATTTCCGCCATAGCATACCCACTTCCTATTTTATTTTTTGCTGTAACTCTTCTACCCTGATTTCCACTACGTTGTTTCGCATATATTCCGAAATAGCAATCCTTTACGGTTGAAATATCCCCTATGTTAAGCTCATCCAGCAATTGGGAACCTTCTGAGGGCATCATAATGGTACATGAAGCAGTGAAAGAGCTACTTGTGAATTGGTTTGTAGCCTGAGTGGGAACAAGAAAATTGCCAATTGGTGCTCTGGCTTTATGATTGTACCCGTTAAAGTCGGTAAGGCGAAATGGAAACTTACCACCTGTCGGTGGGGTGTATTCCCATCCGTTCATACTTCCATTTGCCCAATTAACGGAATCCTGATAACTTGAAATTCTTTTAGGCATTATACCACAGTTCCCATCCCACCCTTGCCACCATTTTTCATTTGCACCCGGTGCAAGACTTTCGTAACGTACAGGCTTGTACCGTGCCCACGGGTTTATTTTCCCGTGGGTGTTTGCACAAGCATATCCTAAATCGTAAGCCCCATTCACACTGCCTATGCCAAGAGTGGCGTAAACGTCACCAGCAAGGTTTATCGGGGCTGTAATCTTTCCGTTAGAATGACCCATAATCTTTTTTTTATTAATTGTTAATACCTAATCTCTTTTCCAATTCTTTCACTCTTTTCTTTAATCTTGTAACCTCATCATCAACTTCCTGCAAGCCTTTCCACACAACGGGGATAAGTCTTTCATAAGTAACCGTATAGTAATCATGGAACACATCCCTTACCCATTGTTCAAATCCGCCTGCTATAAGGTCTTGTGCTATCAGACCGAACTGGTCATAGTCATTATTGTACACCTCTGAATTAGCCTTGGCAATATCATTCCAATGGTATTTTACAGACCTGAACCTGTTTATGATATTCATGGCATTGTAATTCTGAATATCCTTCTTTAGTCTAATATCAGAACCGCTAGCCTTGGCTGTTATCTCAGCCTTTGAATGGATTCCTCCTGCTGGGGATATTTCAACCACATTTTGATTAGCCGTAGCAGTACCAGTGTCAAACGAAAACCAGCTAGATGCATTCACGCCTAATTGGCCCCTAAAAGTTCCCCCACCATTATAAAAAGCTATGGAGCTACCTCCGGAACCGCTGCTTCTTACCAACTGGAGAGTGTCATAGGTGTCTGTTTGAATACGCAATATTTTACTACCAAAATTACGTATGAAATTGCTATCTTCCATATATATTCCACCACCATAATCCTGATGATACCATCCTGAATTTCCCGTGCTTCTGAACCAATCGCTGCATTGAATAGAACTGGGGAGTTTTAAATATACATTTGCAGAACCGTTCACACTAACCCCAGCACCCGTATGGGAAGCGTTGTGGTCTTGTATATAGAACGTTCTTGCAGTAGTCCACACATCTGCACTAGAAGCCCTACTGTCAGCTAATGTGGAAGCACCTCCTGCCGATACAGCCACAGACGTGTTGGAGGTGGATTGCAGATTTTCCCATGCGGAAACGTTACACCCATAAGACCAATATTGGTATTCAATGTTTGCATTGTGGTATGAATTAATTTGACGCACCTGTATTTCAAAATAATTTGTGCTTACACGTACAAGACGGATATTATCCATTCCTTTTGCAAATGTAGGTAAGTAAAGACGTGCTGAATTTTCAATATTTCCCACACTGCTATTAGAAGAACTAGGGCCACTTCTCATATAAAATATGGCACAGAAGTGGTAATATCTGACTTCTCCCTGTGCATGATTTCCATAGGCATACCATATCCTTCCCCAAACCGTTACTGACTTATATGGTTCGGCTCCCGATTCAGCACAAGCGAATATCTTTTTCCAACCATTATCTTCACCACCTACAGCAAATCTTACTGCATAACATCTACCTATATTGTAATTTCTAGGGAAGAAATTAAGATGCCAATTGTCTAGCATATCCGCATTTAAATTATTCCACAGTGCTGTACTACTAGACACCATGTTAGAACCATTCCAAGTAAATTTATAGTTGTTTCCACCACTCCATGAAGCACCCTGTTGGATAAACGCCAATCCTGTTGCTCCATTCAATCCTTGCAATCCAAGGCAGCCTCCAATATTACAATCTCCGAAGCCACAGTTATCCCCAGCGTTGTTTCTGGTACCATTAGCCAGATGTAATGCTCCTGTCATGGTGTCACCTGCTTTCTTTACGTAGCGGCCGTCAGAATAGCTGGCGTAGTTTACACTGTCAAGTAACATTCTCCAAGGTTTTTTATCGTCATTAAATCCGCTTCTGTATTGAATACCATTAGTGGGTGAATCTGACGCTGAGGACGTGTGATTATACCATATATCTAATCTCGTATTTTCTCCTGGAAGAGATATAACAGCACCATAATTATATATAGGATTAGCCATTCCGTCAGGCTTTGCATTGTTATACTGTCTTATTCCTATCTGTGCCCACAAGGTATTATATCCGTCAATACCGTAAGTATCACGGTGTCTTAAAAACGAATATTCATGCAACCCGTCAAGAAGGTCTGCATTAAGATTGGCGTTTACAGTAGTAGACACGCATTGATAGGGTGATGTTCCTTGTGGTGCTTTTGCTATGAACCGTCCTGTATTGTAAAAGAACATTCTTGCATCCCCTGCTTCCAATGAATCATGCTTGCTGACAGCAAGTCCATATCCGGGAACAAATGTTTCATACCATTCATGGCGTAATACTACTTCTTGGGTTGCATCATTACATCTGAACCAAATACCTTCTCCTTGATTCTTTGCAGTAGAACCTGCTGACCATATTATAAGCTGTTTGTTGTAGGTTGAATTCTTTATTGTCAGTACACCGCTCATCGTTATGTTACCAACACCCGTCATATCTCCGCTTACGTTAGCCGTACCGTTGAAAGGTTGACCCCAAAGGGTACGGGAAGTGGCAAGTGAACTAGCAGAATCAGACCTATTATAATATGATGGTAATTCATTCCCGTTGTCTGACGGTAATGTAGTGTACCAAGTTCCATTGGATATATTTGTGGTAAGTCCCCTCCTATTTAAGATTGATACATGACAATCATTATAATCATAATAATACCAGAATAATCTTATCTTCTTGGTTGTAGTATTATAGAATAATCGCCACATTGAGGTACCAAGTTGAATAGTGCTTCCGTAATAATTCAAAGACCCCTCATAACTTGTACTCTCTTTATTTATTGTATGAAATACCATACTTATAATACCTGTACCTGAGTGCCTACTATTTACTAGAAGCGTCATGCTGTTAACAGACCAACCACCAGATACGGTAGCTTCAAGCACCAACCTATAACCTTCGGTATTTCCACTCCCTCCTGTAAGTGTTACATGTTGATTGACACCATCTGTCCGCAAAAATTTAGATTGATGATAACCGTCTAATAAATCTGCATTTAAATTATTAACAAGCGTATTGCTTGAAACTATCAAAGGTGATACTCCTGTGGCAACCTTAGAAATATACTGCCCAGCCGTTACCTTTTTCCAATAACCAACATCATTACCTAATACCAACTGGTTGTTTTTTGCTTCTACTGGACCTACATAGTTATTTAAAATACAGAAGATATTCTCATTTCCTGCACCGAATACAAGATTACCTGCCGTATTCCTTATCCCTGTTATATTGTTGCTGAATAATATATTTTGCGTAAACGTCTTTTGCCCTGTAATAGTTTGATTGGTGGATAAAGTCACCCATCTACCGTCCAATACGGAAGTAGGGATATGACTTGCGTCTATGATTTTACTTGAATCAGCCTTTTTCAATTCAGCCCACATAGCATCAGCGTCAAGTCCTCCCTGCCCAGCCATGTCGTATAGTTTCTTTATCGTGTACGCATTAAACGTATTGTCAAGGTCTGAATCGGAGAAGGTTGTGCCGTCAGTAAGGTTTGCGAAGCTGTAAACGGTATTTACAACACCGCTGCCACCACCACTACCACCTGTTTTCACTCCAAGAGCAGATACCCAACCGTCCGAGTAGAATCCTACCGTGTTTCCGTCTGTTCTATGCTTCACTCTCAGAGCCTTGTTTGCCGAATCGTAAACAAGTTGGGCATCTCCTATCTGTATATATTGGTTTGCTGTAAGTCGTGCTGCTAAAACGCCACCTGTGAATCCTGCTGAAACGCCATTGAGATATCCTGTCTTACTAATCCAAACAGCACCTTCCGTATTATTATGTCCATTAGGACGGAAATAAATCATTCCATCTCCATAACTTGCTATAATAGTATTCCCAGAAATGTTACGGAAAACAGTATTTTCATCATAAGATAAACCTGTTCCGCTATTCATCAAGATATTCTTGGTAAACGTTTTTTGTCCTGAAATAGTCTGTGCAGTAGTCAAAGTGACGGCATCGGTAATACCGTATCCTGCCAATGTGGTAGGATTATCACCAACTGTTACACGTCCATAGGTGTCTACTGTAACTTTCGTATATGTACCAGCCTTCACCCCTGTGGCGGCTAGTGACAATGTGCGGTTTGCAGACAGGTTTCCACCTCCCGTAAGACCAGTTCCTGCGCTTATCGTTATGGTTTTGTCCGCTTTCAGTGCAAGAAGTTCGGCTAGGTTGTCGCTTTCCGTAAGACCGTCAAGGAATGCTTCAAGTTCCTTCCATTTGTTGATAATGTTATCAGCATCGCTTCCTTCTAGGAAGTTGTTCAACTTGTTGCTTAACTGTGTTACGGTATTGTTAAGTGTGCCAAAATCCTGTTGTCTAGCGAATGTTTCCCCGAATACGGCAGTGATGGTTTTCCCGTCAGAACTAAGTGCCATGTTTGTTACGGCATTTCCACTTCCCGACTGGGTGATGTTTTTTATACCACCACCTTCCTTCGCCATTTTCCAAATCTCGTTTATCGTGTACGCATTAAACGTATTGTCAAGGTCTGAATCGGAGAAGGTTGTGCCGAGATTGGAAAAACCATATACGTTTTTCACAAGTCCGTCACCACCGCTTCCTCCGCTTCCTCCAGGAGATACGCCTAAAGCGGAAATCCATCCTCTGGTATAGAAGCCTATTTCCGTACTTCCATCTATATGCTCAAATGTGACTGCCTTGTTTACGGAATCATATATAATCTTTATATCGCCAACCTGCAACGCCTGTGTTTTTACCGTTCCGCTTATGTTGGCATCTACAGCATAAATATTCTCCCATCTCTTCGATTCAAGACCAAGTGTGGATGCGTTGTTCACGCTAGGAACTACATTTGCCGTAGACAACTGACCAGTGAATATCTTGCTTGCAGTAACTGTCTGTTCCGTATCAAGCGTTACAAATTTATTGTCAGGAATATGGGATATGTGAATTTTCTTTGTCGGATCATCCTTTCCCAACTCCTGCCACAATTTGTCCGTATTCATTCCGCCTTCCTTGGCTAGCTTCCATATCTCGTTGATGGTATATGCGTTGAATGTATTGCTAAGGTTGGAATCGTCAAACGTCTTACCTAAATCGGCAAATCCGTACACGGCCTTAATCAGTCCGCCTTCTCCACCTCCCGGTTCTCCGCTACCACTCTGTGCGCCCAACGCTGATATCCATTGGTTTGTATATAACGCTGACTTGCATCGTAATGCTTGCTTTTCCTCATCCCATTCAAACCATCCGTTGAACTTCTGAAACGATGCAATAAGGTCATTAAGTAGCTGTTCAGAGAAAATATTTGTTCCGCTTCCCGTACCACTTCCGCCTAATGTTACATTTGTCGTATTCTGTGTTGAAGCTGTCTGATTTTCCTGTGCCAACCGTTCATAGAAAGACAATATCTTTCTTCTTGCAATGGTGCATGAATATGACGGGAACATATTTTCCTTGGAATATTTAATCTCCAAAGACTGTATCTGTAACTGCATATCCACTATCTGACCGTTATCAGAGAAATCGAACACGCCTATTCCATCATCCCTTACCTTTAGCATATTTCCTTCTATGAAGTCAATGAAAAGGTTAGGATGCTCTGCGACAAATCCGCTAGATATGTCAAGTGAAACGGTTCGGTTCTCATGGTCATATCTTGACAGGTAGTCAAGAGCCGCCTTTTCAAGCGTGTTCTCAGCCATTGTCACATACGATTCGGGCATGACAATATTCAGAATGACAAACTCCGTTCCTGCTGCAATTGAAGGAGATTTACCATCCGTATAAAGCGGAAGTTTGGCATTGTCGCTATCCGTTCTGTAGCATGATATTTTATATCGTGCCCCCTTATTAAACATGGCAACATCCTCTTCCGTTTCCCCCGTATCACCGTTCACCTCACCGTAAAGAGGAATAATACCGTTTTTGTTTATCTTAAATTCCGTTCCCGTATAAGTTCCTGTACGCATACTGAACACCGCGTCCGTTACAGAAGCATATTTATAATAGAACCTGTCCTGTGAACCGTCCTGATTACCGAAATGTATGTTGCAGGTCATTTCCTCACTAAAGCCTATCTTACAGCTTCCGGCAGGAACATCGGAATCAAACGTGAACTCAACACGTATGGTGACTGTCGTATTCTGACCTTTTTCTATATATCCTACAAGAGCGGTCTTGTCGTAAGGTATCTCAAGCATACCAGTAGCACCTTCCTCTCCGATAACAACCTCTTTCAATGGAGAAGCCTGCCCCAATACACGGTTTAAAACCATACGTAGGTTAATCTTCACCTTTTTCCCTACAGCATCACTTCCTATAGGTAATACACTGAAAAGCATCTTCCCGGAGAATGTGGCAGTAACCTTTACAGGCTGGTCATAATATGCCCTTGTACCATATATATCAAAACTCTCGAAATCCCTGTACTTGTCAAACATAGCATGGGGTTTGTACTGGGGCTGCACATTATCGTTTATCTTGTCGGATGAATCACCGTCCTCATATATTTTGTACCCTAGGTTGAATCCGGGAGAGGTCATATAAATGAAGAAACTGTCACTATCATCACTCTTTATAGGAGTAGAACCGATAATCTTATCTATTCGTGTTGCTGCGCTAGCACCCTCACCTGCCACCTTCCCGGATTGAGGATCTGGTTCTCCATCCGCCTTGTATGTATCCCATTCGGGAAGTCCTGACGGGTACAGATCGCCAAGTTTTTTCCCTCTGATGGAAGGATATATCCCACTGAACGTGTTTGATATGGTTTTCCCTCTTACACCATAGTTCTTCAATCCGTATTCGCTGTCAATATAATATCTTATATTCCCGTCAGAATCATTCGGAAGAAGGATGTACGGGCAATAGCGTGATTCATCGGCAGGCTTAGCGTCCTTCTTGTATTCGGGCGGAACGTTCCTGCTTCCGCCTTGTGGTATGATTCGGGTTATGACAGGTGTGCTTGTATCTACGGAAGAGGAAACTTTTACAGCACCCCCACCGTCACCCTGCTTGAATGTCCAGTTTACGGACGGTCTAGCCTTATCTGTAATGGTTATTATTCCTCCATTGGCTGTTGTAGAGAAATAATAGTTTAGATAAAACTTGTCATAGAAAAATTTCAATGCTTCAAACAGGTTGGTGCCATCGGTTATGTCAATCATATCCTCTGTCAGTTCGCCTTCTGCATCCACGTTGAGCGTCCATGTGCCAATGCCTGTATATCCTGTACCCAATGACGCATTGTAAGACTGTATATTCGCTTCTATACGTGCTGCAAGCTGTTTTGCATCACCCCAAAACTGGAACAGACCGCCATGAGTGTATCTTATCTTGTTTATCTCACCGCCTGTTCCGCTTACTATGTCAAGAAACGCTACATTCTGCAAAAGCACCTCTTTCCCGTAAAACAGAAGAGAGTATTTGTATTTTCCTGCTTCATTAAGATTATCTCCCGATGGGGCTTGGTACAGGATGAATGTATTACCGTTATATACGACTGTATCGTATTCCGATTCGCTCTTTGAGTTGTATGCCTTGAACTCTATCGGAACAACGGAAACGACTTCACAAGTCAATTTTCTCACTTCCTGCAAAGACGGGCTGTATGAAAAATCAGCACTCTCCGCAATAACCCTATTTCCTCTTTTAATCTGTAAAATCATTGGTCTTTAAAGCGTTGGTTGGTCAATACTGAAATTTAACGAAAATGTATAGGCGGACACAAGTCGGTCCGGGTTCTGCAAGTCCTGAACGTCCTGATAACTCATCTTTGCACCTGTTTCAAATCCAGTGCATCTTATCACCTGCTTTGCCGATTCGCCCCATATATCGTTCCATATAGAGAATGAAGATGAACCGTAAGGCGTACCTTGTGCGGCAGGTATCACATTGGTTATATATGAATAGAACGAACGGATATTCGTCTTTACCGTTTCCACATCTCCCAAAGCGGCAAATGTTATGCTTCCTTCCGTTGGCTGGTAAACAGGCGTGACAGGTTCGTACACCTTCTGACCGTTCTTGTCATACCATTTTTCGGCATAGGCTTCCTTTCTTGTCGGCAAATCCCATAATCCCTTGCTTTCAAGTATATACAGCCTGTATGTGGCATACAAATCCTTTGCCGTATCGCTTCCTTTCTTTATAAAATATTTAGATATAGCCATTCGTGTACATATTTAATTAGTGCAAAAATAACAAAAATAGTCTTAGAAACCATCTAGTTTTAAAAAATAATTTTCTATATTTGCATCACAATCGGTGCTTTGGATGAGTGGTTTAGTCAACGGTCTGCAAAACCGACCACAGCGGTTCGATTCCGCTAAGCACCTCAAGTGATTGGATTTTTTGTTCATAATCAAGCTCAAACGCCCTGCCAACTGTGAAGCTAGCAGGGCGTTTGTTTTAGTCAATTATAACTTTTATCGCATTTCCGCCTGACCTTGGGGCAATGGAAACGACACTTAGAAGTGCTGTCTTTATCGCCATAGTTGCGGCAAGCTGCTGGGTGAGAACCTCCAACTGTGACTGCTGTATGGCTGTCATGTTCGTTCCTCCCGTTCCTGCCGAACCACCATTTAACGATACCAACTGACGGAGAAGATCGCTTTGTACAACCATTTCGTATCTCATCCCGTTAAGATAACCCAATGCCTGGTTGAATGTATTCTCGTCAACTCCTGCAATGGCATTGGACAGACCTTCCGCATTTTCCTCTGTTTCGGTAAGCATACCACCAAGGGCGTTGTTTATCTCATTGACTACACCCCCGGCTTCCGCAAAGGCTGATTCCAATGAACCCATTACATTTCCTAGTATTATAAGTTCATCCTTGTCTATCTTGTTATCCGCAAACATACCACCTTTGCCGTCTGCTCCGAACAATGTGGTCTGTACCTGTTGCATTGCCTTTTCTATGTATTGTTGCTGTACCCAGCTTTTGACAACATCCCTCATAACGTCCGCTACGGTATTCTTGTACGCCTTGGCTGCATCTTCCCCTTTCAGCCATGCTTCGACAAGAGCGTCACCTATCTGGCTAGCCCAATCTTTCAGGTCTATGCTGTACAATTCACTAGCAAGCGTTTCTGTATAATATCTTATCTCATACTCTAATTCTTTTATGGTCTGTTTGTAATCTTCTACCTTTTCCCTGTCAGTTTTTTTCTTGTCTTCTTCGGCAGCTAGAATATCCTTTTGAATCTGCAACTGTTCTTTTAGATTTGATACCTGTTGGGATGTCACCTCATCAAGTCTTTCCGGGTCTATAATGTGCTCAAATTCCTTTTCAAGCATACTGTAAATATTTGTAAGTTTCTTTGATTCGAACTGTAAGTTCTCTATATGCTTTTGAAGCCTTTTGTCATGCTGTCTGTTAAACGTAGCGATAACGTCAAGCGGCATGGATATAGCCGAGCCTATCGCACCTGCAAAATCACCGCTTTTGAATTGATCCCATGATTTCTTCACGCCTTCATTCATAACGCCCATAGCTTCCGAGAACTGGTTCATCTCGCGCATGAAACCACTGTCAGTATCCTTACCCATAGAATCCATAAGGTTGGACACGGATGCGATTATCTGCTGCATGGCTTTTATGGCATTGTATATGTTGGTTATGATAAAGTCGATAAGATTAAATGCTTTCAAAGCATTTTGCGCTGAATCCATCATAGCTTTACCAGTCTTGACAGCTTCCTGTCCGCTCTTATATCTTGATTCAGCTTCCGACTTGGCACTCAACGCAGCGTTGGCAGCTTCTTCATCACCATTCTTCATCGCGTCCTCGTATGCCTTGGAAGCATTTTTGATGTCAGCCATGGCCTGTTGCATATCATTCATGCCTGCCATCATCTTTGACTTTCCTGCATCATAACGCTTGTTATACAGACCTTCAATGCCATCTTTCATGTACGTCTGTAAGTCAGATTGGTTATTCTTCATCATCTTCTCTATCTGCTTGTCCACGCGTTCAAGCTCTTTCGTGTATTCCTTTGCGCTGATAGCACCGGATCTAAATGCACTGTTGAGCATTTCCCTTACCTTGTCGGCAACGGTATTTGCAGCTTCCATAGACATCGCTTCAACAGCACCGAAGAAGTTCTGATAGTCTGTGGTCAGCTTGAACAAGTCCATCTCTTCGCTTTTCTGCAATGCGGAAGATAATGATGTGTTGCCCATACCATTTGCCGTTTCAATCCTTTTTCGGTAATTCTCTCTGATAATATCAGCCTGCGTATAGTAGTCACCATATTTTGCAAGGTCATTCGCATATTGTTTTGCCATCTCACCGAAATAGCCTTTCCATGCGTCAATCATTCCTTGTATAACCTCTTTCTGATCTTCTCCGATATTCTTATTCCCCTTAATTGCCTCCTGTATCTGATTTATATACTGGTTCATTGAGGTGAATGAAGATGTGTCGGGCACGACAGAAACGCCAAGGTCAAGATTCATTCCTGCCAATGCGGATTGCAGATTGTTATATATGCCTGCCGCAAAACTTTCAGCCATAGTAGATGTGTCACCACTAAACTGAACTGCAAGGTCTAAGGCAAGTTCGGAATCACCCGTTATCCCAAGTATGTCACTAAAGAAGTCATACTTGTTCCTGTATCTGTCAAACTCATCCGTAATTCTTTTCATTACCTTCTTGGCTGCACCAACATAAATTTCAGAGGACAATTCGGCTGCTTTCCTTGCATTTTTAACAGCATCCTGTGGAACACGTGTTTCCAATTCCTTTGCCGCCTTGTTATAATTGTCAATAATAGCCTGTTTGTCATATACAATATCCACGCCAAGTTTTAACGCCTGTGAACCGTATATGGCTTCAATCTGCTTTTTGGCTTCTTCCTTACCTATGTTAATGCTCAAATCCTTGAACTTGGAATAGGCGGATTCAAGCAATGACAACCTGTTTTTCCAAAGGTCAGCAAGAGGATCTCTTTTCTGTGCTTCCTTCTTCTGCTTTTCCAGTTCAAGATTGAATTGTTTTGCCGTTCCCGTAGCCTTTGACATCGCTTCGTTGGCAGCGTTAAACTCGCTTATTATTTGCCTTAATGTTTCAAGTTCTTCAGGGTCTACCAATCCTGTCAGTTCGTATTTATCCCCTACTTTTTTCAGTTTACCCTCTTTGGAAAATTTGTCAATAGTTCTCTGATAGTTTTCTATTGTACTCTTTGAATCTTTATATTCCTTTTTTACGGCATTGAAAAAATCCTCTACAGTCTTTACATCTGACGTTTTGATTGTTATAGTCCATGCTTTTCCTGTAATCTCGTCAAGTGATTTCTTCCATCCTGTCAATCCTGCTTGCGCTTCCCTATCGTCAAGTTCAAATTGAATACGCCATCTTTCTTTTGCCAGTTCGTTCAATTTCTTTCGGGCATTTTCCCCTAATTCATTAGCTACTGCAAATTCATCAAGATGTATCTTTAATTGTTTCTGTTGCTCATCAGTAAGGTTTTTTACATCTATATTGCCAAATACATCTTTAAGTTTCTTCTCAGTATATTTTGCAAATAGATTAAAGGATGATTCAAGTTCCTTTACTTCATTCGTGATACCCATCCTCAACTTCTCATACTCCTTCAACAATTCCTCACTGTCAAAATGGGCTTTGTTCTTGAATATTTCAAATGTTCGTGCATCCCCTGACGTTTCAGCCAAAGAACGTATCTTCTCTACAATAGTAGCTGCCGAAGCCCCTTTGTTTATCAGTTCGGTAAGTTCGTTTCTCCATTCCTTAGTACCCTTACCCATGTTTATAATTTCCTTGGATGCCTGTACTATCTGCCCACGAAACTCTTCTATATCCTTACTTGCCGAAGTGAGTTTTACGGATGATTTCTCATAATCTTTAAGCATATCAGAGAATGAATCACCAAATACGCCCGTAGATGTTGCCTTATCCGCCTTGAACATTATATCCGCATTTTCGGCAGCACGTTTATAAACCTGCTCTAGTTCCGATGCCGACTTTTGCAGATATTCAACACGAGATTTCTGATCATCTATCTTCTTGCTGTTCTGTACTATATACTGCCCCATATTGCCATATTTAGACAATATTCCAGTCAGTGTTTCCTCATACGACTGCAACTGTTTCGTGTCAAGCTGTTCAAGGTTTTCCGGGGTGAGTTTGTCGAAGTTTATCTTGTCAAGGTCTTTTTGCAAATCACTGTATGATTCACGGAAAGACTTTGCACTATCCTTTATCTTCTGATTGAACTCTTCCGAACGTGCAGACATAATATGAAACGCTTCCGCTACAAGTCCTGCAACAGTAAGTATCGTCATGAGCGGATTAGCCTTTATCGTAAGCCACAATGTTTTCAATGAATTTGTCAAACCGAATGTTGCCAGTTTGAATCTGTTCATCAACATTGTCGTTTTTGTCATAGACAACATTCTTGCAGCTTCCGCACCTGTCAGTTTAAGTTCGGTGACAAGAAGATGCCGTTCAGCCTGTGTCAGCATATTCGTGGCAAGAATACGTTTTGCCATCTCTGCTGACATCTTTCCCGAATTAACGGCAGCAACTATCTCTACGGCAGACAGTTTTGACGCTGTCGCTATCTTCCACCTCTCGGCAGTAGTGAGCGTTCTGTACATTGCAGCCTGTTTAAGCAACTGGGCTTCCCGTAATTTCTCAGCCTTAATAGCATTAGTTGTTGCGACAACTTCTTTTCCTAGCATGGCTGTTCTAGCTAGCTGTAATCCCTTTAATGCGGCATATCCTACAGCAACGCCCTCTATTGCCTTAGAGAAGTATCTCCAGTTGTTCATTGCATCGGTTATGCTTCCAACAATTCCTTTCAGAACGGAATCATTCGCCTCACCTATATCATTCATCATAATCTTGTATGAATCGGCAAGGTTGCTTACCATACCTTTCAAGGATGCGGCTTGTATTTCCTGCATTTTGTAGAACATACCACCATCTTCCGTCATTGTGGTAAACATCTCCCGAATATACTCGAAAGGGATCTGACGTGTTGATATGGCGTTGAACACATCATCAGTAGTTTGAGCCACACCTCTTACTTCTTCCAGTTTCTTTCTCAATGCGTCCAATGCAGGAATACCGGCTTCTGTCAACTGACGTAATTCCTGCCCCCTTAATACACCTGCGCTTCTTATTTGACCATAGGCAAGAATGATACGTCCCATATCAACGCCAAGACCTGCGGAAACGTCCGCAAGACTTTTCATTGTACCGTACAATTCGTTGACAGGTATCTGGAATGCAGCAAGCTGTTTGGTATATCCAACCAAATCGCTGAACTGGAAAGGAGATATTACAGCAAGACCCTTAATCTGACTGAATATCTGGTCTGCCCGTCTTGCATCCTGTATGATGGCACGCAATGACACCTGTTGTAACTCGAACTCTCCACGAATGGCAACAAGTTCCTGAAACATATCTCTGAAAAAGTAGAATCCTGCATAAGTCTTTATCGTATTGACAAACTCACGCATCATTCTGCTCTGCTTTGTCAGTTCCTCGGAAAACTCCTTTGAACTTGCAGCATTTTTCTGATTGGTCTGCTGCATCTTTGTTCCATAGGATATAGCTTCATTTACAAACTTGTTATGTTCCTCTATCTTCCTGTTGAGAAGAGTAAGGGTACGGTTATAGTTTGCGTCAGTCGTATTAAGCGCATTACGCCTGTTCGTTAATTCAGAAATAAGATTGTTAGCCTGATTGATAGACGTAGGATTGATGCTCAACAATTCATTCGTTGATGTTTTTCTTAAAGATGATTGCAACTTTTCCAATCTGCCTTGCAATTTTTGAATAAGAGCGTCAGCCTTTGTTATCTGATTGCTGTTTAAAGGAACTTCAACCTTAAATTTATTCAATAGTTCAAGGCGTTTCTGTATAGCGGCAATCTTCTTGTTCAAGTCCTCAGCACTTCCCTCCGGCATACCAAGGGCAAGTCCAGACTGACCAGAAAGGTATTGTAGATACTTCTGATTGGTCTGCTGCATCTTTTTATTCGCCTGTTCCTGCTTTGATGCTTGCTTTTCCATCTCCTTTGTCCGTGCAATCTCCATCTCGTATTGCTGGCGTAGAAGGTTAAGTTCTCTTTCATCGGAAATGGACAATTTAGGCGCACTGTTAGCAGTAAGGGAATATGCGGTTTTCAATCTGTTTAATTCAGCGACAAGATCGTCTATCGCTTTCTTCTGACTTTCAAGATTGGCTTTTCTTGTAGCCATCCCCTTATCCCCACCTGCATTGCCTAAGTTACGGTAAGTCTTTTCCAGCCTGTCATACTCCCTTGTCGCTTCGACAATCTTGTTTGACAACTCTTCCATTTGAACAAGTATATCCATTTTCTTGTTCGACTTCCCTTTCCCTACCTTGGACGCGTTTTCATTCGCTTTGTTTATCTTATCTACAACCTCGCTAAGTTCGTCATTCATTTTGCCTATATCGGTCAACATAGGCTTGAAGGACATCTCCTGGTTAAAGGTGTCCTGTAACTTCTTCTGTATATCCTTTATCTGTTTGTCAAGACTAGAATCATCTAGCCCGATCTTAAACTTTAATGCTCCTAAATCAACATCAGCCATAGTTATTATTTTTTAATTATTGCAAAAATAGCAAAAATAAACACAAGAGCATGATTTACAACAAACAAAAATCCATTAGTATTTTTTAACATATTTAAAATGGTACTTAAAAACGATTATGTTATCTTTGCATAAAATTGGAATTGACGAAGTATGAGACTCAATAAAATTAAAATATCGGGCATATTCAATCTGAAGGATGTAGAAATATCTTTGGATGATTTAAGTGCATTGATTGCACCTAACAATTATGGCAAAAGTAATATACTTCGTGCCATTAGTTTTGGCGTGTTTTTTATGGAGGCTTCTTTAAAGAGAAAGCTGTCATTGATGCGCAATCGTTCTCTTATACCTATTAATACAGCCTTAGAAGGTGCTCCGTTTACTTTTGAATTGGAAGGGGAATTTTCTAACGGAAAGGAAACGTTTTCCTTCGTTTACGGCTATTCCTTTGAGTGGTGGAAGACTTCAAAAGATGATGGTAAAATTATCGGTGAATATTTGAGAATGAAATCAGATGATGACTTGAAGTTCAGAAGTTATATCAATCGCGAAGATACGGATGTTGCTTATTATTTAGCTTCACCAACTGGACGTTGTTCTAAGCAACTTCCCGTTGATAGTAATATTTTAGCATTGAATAAACTTGCTAACTTTGATGACCTTTTTTATATTGATTCTATTCGTCAGTTGAATAGGCTGGATGTTAGAGAAATAGGCACTTTGCAACATCCGGATAGTTTGTTTAACATGATAGCACCGGACGATGATGTAAATGAGTTGAGTCTGGATTATCCAAAGGAGGAAAAAGTCAGTCATTATTTGAATAGCTTAAAAGAACTTGCTCCAGACAAATATGCATTGCTGAAAGATGTTGTTACTGGACTGTTGGTTACAATCGAAGACTTTGAACCGGTGCAGATTAATTTGCGCAAGGATGTAGAAGAGGAAGAAACGAAGAATTTACCTTTCCGTTTACCAGAAACTTTTTATGATGTTCGTGTAAAGGAAAGATACAATAACCAATATACTTCCATCAGTCGAATTTCGTCAGGGTCAAAGAAAATATTCTTTATCTTGACTTTGGTGATTGCTGCGGAAATAAATAGGATTCCATTGCTTCTGTTGGAAGAATTGGAGAATTCCGTACATCCAAGACTATTGCAGAACCTGTTAACGGCAATTGTGCAATTAGCGGGCGATACCAAAGTG